GGACAACCGATTACTATCTTCGATGACCTTGGTCAGTCGACGGAAGGTAATGACGTTAAGGAATTTCAAACCTTGGTGTCTTGTTGTCCCTATGTCCTCCCAATGGCGGACCTCCGTGAAAAAGGAATGAAATTCTCATCCTCAATTTTAATTACTACTTCCAATATGAGGTATAATCAGGATCTGAACCAAGTCTATAAAAAGAATGGTTCTCCGATCATTGATCAAACCTCATTTTGGAGGCGTTTCCACTACCCGATTACGGTCGAGGACTCCGGTGTTTTTACACTTAAGGAGAAACCTGACTTTACTCGTCGTGGTTCATCGCAAGTAGAGCGATCATGTTATGATGCTCCGGTTAGCGATGGTAATTATTTGACCTTTCCCTCAGCAATGACGGATAGGTTGAGGACAGGATCTTTCCTAGATCACTGGAAGCCCATCAATTTGGTGGATTCGAGGGAGCTTCTCCTTGAGTATTCAAGAAGAAAGCTCTGGCACGAGAATATTCGAAGGAATTGGGTCCAGAAGACCCTAAACCGAGAAGAAAAAGGGGAATCGTTGATTCCTCTTCTTCGAACATCGGGTCTCCCTGAATCGGTCCTAAAAGGACTAGAACAGGGAGGGGTTTCAAGAAAGGGTTTGACCTTTTCTGCTTTTCCACCACCAGGACCGTTACCGGTCAGGGTGGTTCCGATTGTCGAGCCTTTGAAGGTTCGTACAATCACAGCAGGAATTGGTCAAACTTTTTGTTTGAAACCCCTCCAGAGAGCGATGTGGGAGGCCATGGGTGAAGAAAAGCAATTTACTTTAACTCATGGAACGAATAATTTGAACACCGCGGTTAAGCGGTTGTTCGATAATTCTACTCCTAACTCAGTTTGGATTTCTGGCGACTATTCCGCCGCGACGGATTCATTTTCAATTGAAGCTTCGAAAGCCCTTTTACAGGGTATTCTGGAATCAATTGATCATGAACCAACAAAGCGTTGGGCAATGAAGGAGATTTCTCCCCATCTACTTGTCTATCCTGGATCATCGGGTATTAAACCGGTACTTCAGAAAAGTGGACAATTGATGGGTAGTCTCCTCTCATTTCCCTTACTTTGTCTTCTGAACGATTGTACTGCTCGATTTAGTGGTCTCACCCCTGATCAATATTTGATCAATGGTGATGACATTCTTATTCGAGCCCCTAAGGTCTTCTATCCTAAATGGAAGGAACAAGTCGAAAAATTTGGACTTGAGCTCTCATTGGGAAAGAATTATGTACATCCCCATTTTGGAACTGTGAACTCACAGTTAATCCATCATGGAGAAGTCATTTCCTCAGGGAAACAACGCGTTCTAGATCGTCGTTCCGAGATTCTCGGTGAATGCCTTAGGGATTTAGAATTACACATGACAGAAACTCCATCTATGGAAGTTCAGGAGCTCTTTAAATCCGTAAATCGGATGAAACTCTCTCGTACTGTGAGGGACATTGCTGTCCCTGTCAGTCATGGAGGTTTATCCTTTTCATGGGGTAAAGAGGCCCTGACAAAGAAATCGAAGAGGACACAAATATTGTGTTACCTTCATGATCTTTTCCAAAAGATGAAACCTATGTCAGGTTGTCTTTCTATTCCCTACCTTTCGACAAAAGAGAAAACTATAGCTGAAGTTTGTGAACAAGAGAGAGCCTTTAACGAGGTCGTAGACTCCAAGGAGTATCATGAGGACTTTTTGAATGTGACAGATATCTGTCTCGTTCAAAAGCGATGCATGACTCATCCCAAACTAAGGGATACCCTTCTGGGTCAGGATATACGAACCCTGCCGAGTCTCTCCTTTGTTCACACTTACCAGATTCCCTGCTCAGATCACAAGATTAAGAAGGACCTCCAGAAGGAGGTTGATTCTTTATTTCTTGAACGATTTTTCCAGGGAGGACAGGACTTCAGCTATGAAGTTTTTAGAGAAGAATTTCTTCGAAGAATGTCGAATTTGCCAAGTGCCCAAACCACAACTAAACATATTGTTGAGTTGATGGATTTGGACATCAAGGAAGATTTCCTGAAATACGTGAATTTGGATTTTAAATCGAGACCTTTCGACCTTGACCTTTTTAAGAAAGGTTTAGGTGGAGCATTAGCTCCAAAGGAGTTCGATTTACCCGAAATTACGGATTTTGTAGATTTCTCAGAGGAGGTGGTGCAATCCTTCAACGAATTGTTGGAAAGCACTCCTCAATCTGAAGAAATGTACTCAGGTCCTATCTTGAGGCCAGATTCGACATCCACACAAAAGAGGTCCCGGGAAACGAGAGCGGAAGCCAAGAAAAAGGCTAAAGAACTCGTTGCCCGTAAGGTTTGTGATCTATTCCCAAACCAGGGACCTCCAAAGAGTGGGTCTTCGAAGAAAAGCTGATTGTGTACCGATCATATTCAACCGGGGCAGCAATTGTGAGTTGCAGTCTGTCTCTCGTAAGAGGGACCATCACAATTGTAGGTTTCCGAAAGGAAACCAAGGGATCCGCTGCAAGGATAGGGCCTAAGCAACCCTGAC